CGTGCCAGTATTTTAAAATAGTGATTGTCTGGTATTATGTTTTTGCTTCTTTCCTGGCGGCGTTTGTGGTATATTTGGTGAGTACCGGGGGCTGGGAAAGGGTAGCGGAGATGTGGGAGCGTACGAAGTATAAGAAATAAGTGATCGAAGGCAGGTGACACTGCCTTCTTTTGGCATTGCATGAATTGTTGATGCGTAATAGTATATGGACATGTCTTGTACTAATTAGTTAACTCCGTTTGGAGTTCACCTGTTAGTACAAGACAAATTATAAAAAATCTACGTATTTGACGGTGAAGTCTTCATTAATATGTATCTGCGCAACCGTGGAGCGCCAGAATGCCCTCCGGTTTTCCGGCGATAAAGAACCATAGATCGCACGGAAATCCGTCCTCAGAAGGCTCTCGAGATAGGCAAAGTTTCGCTTCTCTTCTGGGCGGAACTGTGACAGCTCCTGTAGTTCCTTCTCAATCCGGTCATATTCAGGGCTGTAATAATCCCATTCAATCCGCCCTTTTTGGAAAAGTAAATTAAGTCGGTCCAATTCTTTCCGGAGGCGTTCAGGGGTTTGTGCCTTGGCGGCTTTTTTCTTTTGCTCTTCGATCTTCTCAATCCGCACTTTGTAATTATTAAATTCAGGCTCCAGGTTATCCAGGAGATACTGTTCAATGATGTTCTGGCTGAGCCGGTGCCGGTTGCCGCATAATTTGTCTATCATAGCCCGGTTGCACCGGTAATAACAGTAGGCGCGCTTTTCCCGGGTTTTACGGTTAACGACGGAATTGACGTAGGTGCTGCACAGGATACGTCCGCATACCGGGCAACGGATTAGGCCGCTGAAGAGATAGACCCTCCCGGAAGGGGCGGTCTTGACATTCCTGTGGGATATGCTCTGTATGCCGGCATATTCGGCTTCCGTCAGGTAGGCAGGGCAGTAGGGTATTCCGCGGTAGGTACCCTTGTAGAATTCGCTGGACAGCATGGTACGCATATTTGCCCAGGAGAAATCAGGGTCAAAGTTCTGCTGGATGTATTTCAGGGTGGCAGTTTTGCTTTGGTGCTTCTGGAAGAATTGGAAGAAGGCGAGGACAAGATCCTCTTGCTCCGGATTCTTTACCATTCTTTTTACCCCTTCTACTTCGGCGGCCATGTAGCCGATGGGCATATTGGCATTGCCGAAGATCAGCTTTCCCTGCCGGATGGATGCCTCGTTCACGAATTTGATACGTTCGCTGGTGGTATCTACCTCATTCTGGCCGATGGAGAGTACCACGTTCAACTGCAGGCGTCCGTCTCTGGTTTCCATGTTGATGCCCGGCTCACTGGCAGATATCCAGTATACGCCATGTTCGTCCAGGATTTCCTGTACTTTATAGAAGTCAGACATGTTGCGGAACCACCGGTCAAGCCGCCAGAAAAGGATAACGTCGATTTTGCCGGCTTTTACGTCGGCAAGCAGGGAATGTATGGCTTTACGCTTTTTCAGCTCTTTACGGGCCGTTTTGCCCTCGTCAGCGTAGACCCCTGCTATGGTCATGTTGTGGCTGGCGGCGTATTGCCATAGATAGTCCTTCTGGGCTTCTAAGGATTTGCCGTGCATCATCTGCTCTGACGTGGATACGCGGATGTAGATTCCGCAGCGTTGGATTTTCTCTGCCATTATATCACCTTCCTTTGTAATGTTATGAAAGAAGAGTATAAAAAATACACCTGTACAGGTGCTGGAGGATTGTGGTATAATCAGCTTGGGAAAACTGTTCAATCCTTCGGGTGTACAGTATTTATATGGGCCGTTCCTGATTGCCGTCAGGGGCGGTTTTTTAATCATTTAAGCTGCTACGTCATTGTAATGTACAACTGCGATTTCAGTCATAGCATTTTTTAATTTGTTTACAATTTTTTCCAATTGCAATGCAACTTCATGGCTATAGGAAACTTCCCCACATTGCGAACATACTTGAGAAGGAACACCTTTTACAATAATGATACAGTTATCCACGTCAGCGACAAAGTTTGTATATCTATCTACTAAATTTCCTTTGCACATAATACATTCGTTCATAATTTATTCCACCTTTCTTGTTTTAAAATCATCCAGCCATTTATCTCTGCTTGGGACATATGCAGTTATCAACCATAACTCGGTACCGCTTTCATTTGGGGCGCACACGACGTGGATGATATCAGTTGAGGTGCGATACCCCATAATCAGGCAGCTTGGAAAAGGATAATCATTAGGATAATTTTCTATAAGTTCACCATTTAGGATGGCTGTTTGTACGTCTTCCATACTGATATTTCTTTGAGTAAGTCTGATAAATATATGGTTTGTCCATCTTAGTTTATTTGATGAACAAAGCTGTTTGATTAAAGCTAAATCCATGTATGTGTCCTTTCTGAATGTATTCTATCTTGTTATTCCTTTGAAAGCTCCATTTGCGTAGTTGTTCCCATCAAAGAAACTGAATAACTAAGCTTCTCAGAAGAATATGAAAAATCTTTTGTATCGTCGGTCGAGGCCATTAATGCATTGTCAGTTTGTTCTTTGTTTCTTTCAGATGTCCATGTATAATCATCTACATTTTCGGTAGGAGCGATGTAGGTACCTACCCAGTATATCGATTTTGTATTTCCATTATCTGAAACCCAGTCAATAGAGATTGTATCAGCCGTTATTACAGCTTCCATCCAAGAACCTTCATTTGCTTCAGATTTCCATGTACCGGTTAAGTCAGTAGGTTCTTCTGGTTCATCGGGAACGTCAGCGACTTCTTCTTTGGTTTCAGGCTCTGTAGTTTCTTCCTTGCTTTCGCTTCCACATGCGGTAATACCTGCCAGTATAGACAATGACAGGAGCATGATTAATAGTTTCTTTTTCATAAGATTTTCCTCTTTTGTATTTTTGAGTACAGGGTTATATGATAAATATAAAACTAAATATAATACTGGTTATTTGATCTGAAGCTTTTGCATAAGTGCTTCTTGGAGAACCTGAGAGAAATTAACACCAATGGCAGTCGCTTCTTCATTGAGCCATTCGGGTATGCTGAGTGTCTTTTTTACAGCGCGCGAGTTAGTTCGTTTCTTGTATGCTAGCATATCAAATTCGACAACAACAAGAAAAGAATCTTTTTCGACCGAAATATTAGTTGGATCAGATGGCTCTGGAAAAGTATCATTCGCGGTTTCACGTGATGTAAGTGCAAGTCCAAGTGCGTCAACAGCCATACCGTATGCGTCTGCCATGTTGTCCCCTTCTGTAAAGCATTCTGGAAAATCTGGAAAAGAAATCCAGAAACCGCCTTCCTCAGCCTTGTGGAAAATAGCGGGATAAAACAGTAATTTATTCATGTGGTTTCCTCCTTTTTAGCGGCAGAGCTATTTAAGCCCTGCCTGCTTTAATATTGCCTGCTCTAAGCCTTTTTTCATGGCTCGTGAGTGATAAGGAACAATTACTTGCTTTCCAGTTTTCGCGTTCCTTAGCTTTACGTGGGAACCGTTCTGGCTAATAATCTCGAAATCATTTTGTTTTAATTTTTTTATGATTTCCTTTGGTGTCATTGGCATCTTTTGTAACTCCTTTCCTTATCATAGGAATATTATAGCACGTATTGTTACGTAAGTCAATGATTATACGTAATAATACGTAAGAATGTATATCGGATATACACATGTATGAGTCACAGCTTTCGGACAGATTCCCAAAAACTGCCATTTCCTGCGAGTTCAGTTGTCCTTATAAGTAGAAGGGCAAGTTATCCACATACTTTACATGCCATAACGTTTCCCTCTCTTTCTTTTGGTTTATTAAAATGCTTAGCCTCGGTTTATCTCATAAATGAAACACATTTTTCAAACGTATCTTTTATCAATTCTTTAATTCCGTTCAATTGCTCCAGATCGTCAAAGTAATATTCGCATTCATAATCCGTATCTTCAAATTTTCTAAGAGAAAGCATATTTCTATTCTTTTGGAAGAACACTCTGCATATCCATTTGTTATGATATTCTCCAATTTGCATATATGTGTATCTGGAGGTTTTTTTGTATGTAATATTTATGTTAGTATTGAACATATTTTTTATATAATTCATTGTTTCAATTTCTTCTACAGACAAAACAGCCTCTTTTGATTGTGAAGATGTATCTGCCTCAGGAGAAATGACAGAGCTGATTCTGGTAGCTATTGTATCGTTCGTATACTCATTGATCGCACTTTTTACTATTTCTCTAAACTTATCCAGAACAGCCTGAGTTTTTGTTCCTGGGTAGATATTCTTTATAATTGCCTTTACCAATTGATCGGAAGGTTCCTGAAATTGCTTTTCTATAGATTCCTTTACCAATGACATATATTTCAAATCGGATGCATTATTCAAAATATTTCTGAGATTAAAATTATCTTTATGGAATTGTTTTAACTCTTCTATTTTATCTTTTTTTAAATCTAAAAGATTAAATTCAAAAAAAGGCACAGAGTCCATTTTGTTTGTTTCCTCTAAATCAGAGAAAAACTTATACTTAATTCCGTTCGTCAATATTCCAAATCTTGCTTTCGTTACCATAAAATAGCGAAGAAGTTGATTCATGTGTTTAGTCGCTAATTCTGTATTTGCAGATTTCGCTTCAATTAGAATAAGAGGTTCTCTGTTACTTAATATGGCATAATCAACTTTTTCCCCCTTCTTTATCCCAGCATCAGCAGTAAATTCTGGAACAAATTCAAGTGGATTGAATACGTCGTATCCAAGAATTTGGAAGAATGGTAATATTATAGAAGTCTTTGTGGCTTCCTCCGTGTTTATGTTGTCTTTAATTCGCTTTATCCTTTCAGAGAACTGTGTAATTTGTTCGCTAAATTCCATATAGAACCTTCTTTCATGTATTTACTTGCATATAGAATATATTAAACATTGTAACAATTTAATATCTATATTACATCACTCTGGAAAGCCACAGCCTTTCCCAGTATATGAACCTCATTTAATTCTTCATTCTGAAATATCAAATCTTCATATGCTGGATTTTCTGCCTTTAATATCAATGTAGCTCTTTCTTTATAATAGTAAAGTCTTTTAAGCGTAGCTTCACTTTCATTATTTACAACAACGGCTGCAATTTCTCCATTTTCAACCATATCCTGCTTTCGTATGAATACAATATCTCCATCTAAGATTCTAGCGTTTACCATGCTGTCACCGGAGGCTCTTAAGCAAAAATCTGCCTTAATGTCCGTCCCTGCCATTACATAACTCTCCCTGTCCTCATTAGTATATTTGGGTATTCCACAAGCTATATTCCCAAGCAAGGGGAAGCGTTTAAGTTCTATGGGGTATATATTTGATAACGTTGGTTGTGTTTCATTTTCGCCAGTCATCAAAAAATCAATGGTTACTCCAAAATAGTCAGCTATTTTTTGTAATGTTTTTGTTGCAGGTGTGCTTCTTCCTGATTTCCAATTACTTAATGCGGTTTGAGTGACACCAGCCTCTTTAGCGACTTTGTAAGGAGTAACATCATTTTTTTGTAGAAGTTGCTCAAATACTTCGTACATAAATTATGCTCCTTTCACAAAGATTGCATACTTTCGCAAAAGTTAGCAAAAAGACTTGACTGCTAACTCAAAAAGGAGTAATATATACTTACGCAAACAAAAGCAAAGCGTAAAAATATTTTCGATTGCGATATGCTTTCTTTATATTAAATGTGATAGTTTTGTAATTAAAAGTATATCACAAATCGAAAGTATTTGCAATAACAATTTGTAGAATGGAGGTGTAAACTTGTACAAAAAATTCAAAGAGTTGTTGGATAAAACGAATAAAACAACTTATCAAGTATCCAAAGAAACAGGAATCAGTCAGACAGCTTTTTCAAATTGGAAGTCCGGGAGGTCAGAGCCAAGCGTTGCTAGCTTGAAGAAGTTAGCTGATTTCTTCGGCAAGCCGATAGAGTATTTTTTGGAGTAGGGAGGTGGTGTGAAGGAATGCATAGGGGAATAAGGAAGTTTGCGGTCAAATTATTACTTGGGCGGAGAAGAGAAGAAGTTTTTGATATTGTGCGGATTAGAGGTAAAACCTATTTAATCAGATTGTATTTGTATGAGTCGGCAGAAGAGACTATTGCGAAAATGGAAAAAGCCCTGCAAGAGCAAGGCTTGAAACTTTAAAGCGGCAATATCTTAAGTTGGGGCATACATGTTTCTAAACTTTTGATAATTGATTCATGTAATTGGATATCAGTTTTAACAGAAGATATTGGCTTTACAGTGTTTAATTTGTTCAATTCCTTTTTTAAATTGCCATAAAGATAGAGCAATTCCTTTTCAGATAATTGAACGGTCATAGTTGCTATTCTCCTTTCATCAGTACTCGGACGTGCCAGCGTCCTGTACCTAAATTATAGGAGAGATGGAAGAGTTTTACAAGTAGAAGGAAAGGTTGTGGGCAATGAGAAATACACAGTGGCAGCAGGCTAGGAAGGAGGTGGTGTGAGGAAATGGTATATACGGCATCTATATCATTTCTGGCTTTGGGTGTTTTTCTAACAGCGATCAGCCAGATAATGATTATTAAGAGACAAAAGGAATTAGACAAACAACTGCAGAAATTACAACGGCGATTGGAGCAATTAGAGTGATGAGAAGGAGGTGGTGTAGATGGCAGACAGCATCCAGGTTAACCGCAGCATTGAGCTGTCCGGGCGTGACAAGGAGCGCGCGGAGCAGGGGCTTCTCTCTTACGTCAGGAAATGTGCGGAGAGGAAGGAAGCCAAGGGGCAGGCCGGAAAGTAGGCAACAAGTACAACCAGTAACTCATAAATTTAGATAAGTGACAAAGGAGAGTGGTGGATGCATATGGATGCAGACTTTAGGAATCTTGATGTGCCGAAAATGTATGATGTTCTTATATCTCTTCTTGAGGAGCAGGAAAAAGCTAAAATCACTTATTCGGTGGAGGATACAAGGGATGAGACAAAGACCGCCTGAGGGCGGCAGGGAGGACAGGCCGTTGGTAAGAAAACAAGTTGCTGCAGCAATGATAACTGTGGGGATGGTTCTGATTATTGGCTCTGTCGGAGCCTGTGAAGCCGAAGCATATTCGCTCCTGCATGGGGCGTGCTGCACAGGG